CTCCGGCTCAGGTACCGGCAATGTCTCCACATCTGCATCATCGCCAGCATAAGGCGTGACCTCAGGGACATTGATTTCTACAGGGGTATCTTGATAAACCTGAGAGCCATCATCAAACTCAGGCTCAACATCGATTCCCAATGCGGCCAATCCTCCTCCTTCGCCGCGTATCGCCGCAAGTAACTCTCCCCAAGAAACTGATCCTTCGCCGCGCATCTCTGCACGTAACTCTTCGGTATCGAGGGCGTTCGGGTCTGTTATATCTCTCGGTGGGGTTTCAAACTCAGGCTCGACCTCAGGCTCAGCCTCAAGCACCGGCAATGTTTCATCATCTACATCGCTCTCCAAAAAATAATCATCAATTCGGTCGCGAAGTTCCTGAGCTTTATCTAGGTTCTCTTTGATCTGCGCTTCAATCTCTGAGTCCGTCACTGGGGTCTCTTCTGGAGAACTCTCAGCTAATTTTACAGCCTGATCTGCAACGGTAAGTAGCGTATCGTATATGTCATTAATTCTTGATGGATCTGACGGCTCTATCGCACCGGTTGAGGGATCTGTACGTTCAGCGATAATCTCGTTCAGAGACAGACCACCCATGTCCTTGGTGAATTGATCTATCTGATCGACAGTCCTGCCGCCTAACTCTGTTCTGAGAGATTCAATAACGTCTGGATTATTGGGGTTTAGGCTCACCGATCCATATAAGGAGTTGTTATTTTTATATGCTTCAACTGCGTTATCTATTCTTGCCTCTTTAGTTAGCCCCTTATCATTTTCATCGAGGATGGTATCGATCTCTGAATCTGTCAACGTATCTTCAACATCTCCCTCATCGAACCCAACATCGAAATCGTCTTCACTGAAATCTATCTCATCACCAACAAAATCATCAATGATGTCATCTACGATATCGTCAATCTCTGAATCTGTGAGGTCTACCTCGTCACCAACAAACGGATCGTCATCATCATTGTCACCTCTAGAGGACTCATCATCTCCGCCAGTATCACCTGTGTCACCAGTATCACCGTCATCAAATCCGGTGTCATCATCATCGAAGCGACCACCATCATAGTCATCATAGTCTTCGCTTTTACTGGCGCCACCGCCGCCACCGCCGCCACCGCCGCCATCATCACCAAAGCAATACATCGTCCTGACAAATAAATCATCAAGTGCGTCAGGACTTAGCGATGGGCATATTGATTTAAACTTCATTGGTCAAGACCTTCTTGTAGTAGATGCCACCTTTCTTAAAACCGATGTGGTTACAAAACCCATCCCACCGATTGAGGTTGTCATCAACAAACGATGTAGGAGTGAATGACATCTGGACTACACCGTGACTTACGCACCATTTTTCCCACTCCTTAAAAAAGTTTAACGCAATCCGAGGGGACTTGTGCTCTGGAAGCAGAAAAAATAATTCTTCACTGGACAAACTTTGACGTGAGTTCCAAGGCGGATGGTGCTTGCCCGCAACAAAAAACCCTATGACCTCAGAGTCTTTCTCGCACACCATCCATAGCTTGTTTTTATTCCTAATGCCTTTCAGGGTGTACAGCAGTGCATCCTTGACATTGTAGGTTGTGACATCACCAAACTGGCTTAGCTTATGAAATAAAAAGGCTATCTTCACAATAGCCCTCGCATCATCCTTGGTAGCCAGTCTAATCATTCAGATTCTCATTGCGCCCAATAACGCCAGTCATCACCACTTAACTTTATGGGACCAGTACTTTGCGCTGAGTTTGCTGGAGGGTTTTCCTTGGGCGTTGTGCCTTGCATAGTATGACTTTTTACGTGCCTTATCTTTCGCTGTCTTCGGGCTTTTCCCTGCACCCTTCACCCCCTGTTGACCGAAGCGGACAAGCTTATACTTGTCCCCTTCTTTTGCCATGACCACATGAGACTTAGTTTTATGACTCGGGGTCTTCTTGGGCTTATTTACGCCGCTCAGCCCAAGCTCCTTCATCTTACTCTTTACTCTTTCTGGAGTGGCCACAATACCTCCTACGATAGAAAGAATGTAACGGAATCGCAAGCCGTTAGATCAAGATATACATCTGTCTCAAACAATATTCCATTGTCAGGGATGTTTACCGTGATCACATCGGATGTTGTAAACGCCATAGAGAGCCGGGTTGTCCCGCTGGCACCGCCATCTTTGACGACAATAGCAGGACTCCCAGAGCTCGCTGTCGTGGCAACGATCTGACGTACTCGCGATCTCTGCCCAAATATTGTGCCGTCACTTGTTCGAGTAACTGCAAATGTATCAGACATTGCCATGATCTACCCCTTACGCAATCGTAGCGCCGTTGTTTCCGACAACCACCCAGCCTGCTGAACCATAAACAAGCACAACACCATCTCCAACGTCATTGAACGTGATGGTTGTACCGCCAGCAAGAGTTGTTGGAGTAAGAGTTCCATCACCACCGTCAGTGACCATTGTGATGATCTTAACCTGACCTGTCGCGCCATTAGCTAGCGTGAGCGCGTCAGCCCCTGTGGTGGTCACCTCTGTGATCAGGTCAGTGATGTTTACTGCACCAGCGCCAGACAGTGACTGAACACTACCTGTGATGATATCTGAATATGTGGTACCCGTAGTAAACGCTCCTGTCGTTGCGTTCTTTGTCACAGATACGAATCCGTTTTCGGAGCGGACCGCCCCATTAAAAGTTGTATTAGCCATGAAAATCTCCTGTCTTGGCCAGTGTCAAAAAGTGCACATGCACCTTTTGTCAGGATGAAAAAAGGGAGGCCGAAGCCTCCCCTTTATTGTATCAGGAAAAGATTCCTGATTAAGACGCACCGGGCGATCCGAAGATTCCTAGTGGGTCTGAAACACCGAAGCTGTAACGCTCGCGAGCTTTGTAGCGAACATTGCCAGTATCGAAGTCACCGTCCATAGACGTTTGCATTGGAGTACGCTCGAAGTGCTTCATTCCGTTAGGAACGTCTGTCACTAAGAAGAAGGCATCGTTGTCAGTCAGGTAGTGATTGACGCGATATCCCTCTGGGATAGACCCGTTGTTACGCAATGCGTTTGTGTCGTTGTCGGCTGTTCCGGTACGCAGTTCTGATTCGAGCAAACGAGTTGCAACGAACATCAATGCAGGTGGAACAATCAGCTTACGAGGACGTGCCGCGATCAGAAGACCACGCTCATCCGTGAAAGCCGCGATGTCGATCACAGCCTGCTCAAGAGAAGTCTCATTGAGGTCAGAGTCTGTAGAAAGACGGTTACGGTTGTTACCGCCAGCAACAGTTGGGTGCGCTGTGTTGAACAGGGTTACGCCATCCCCAGATTGGAATGTGTCGAAACCTGTGTTCAGCAGAGAAGCCGCTTTTGTTTGCTTGGTGTAAGCCATTGCGCGAGCAAGTGCTTTTGTGTACCGAGCAGACAGAGCGTCATACAGGTTATCTTCCATTGCCTCTTCAGTAATGGAGAAACCCATCGCAACTGTTTCGTGGTTGTAACGAGCAGTGAAAGACTCCTGAGCATTGTCGTAGGAAATCGCACTTCCCTCTGGCTTGACCGGTGCGGCACCGAAGCCTGAGAGCTTAACTTCTTCCTCGAAAGAACGCTCTGAACTTTCTGTTTCATAGATCTCTGCATGTTCGTCTTCATACTTGTCGTACTCAAGACCGAACAATGCATTAAGGCCCGGTAATAACTCCTTGAGGAGTTGGGCGCGAGTAATAGCCATCGTTCAATCTCCTTATGCAGAACCAGTAGTGGATGTGTGCTGATGATAGTTGAACTTACACACCAGTATTGGGTATGTAGTGCCCTTCTCATCACCTTGATCCCCACCCAGATAATCGATAACCCGAATTGGGTTCTGAGCATCTGTGCTCAACTCTGAGATGTCTAACGCTACGCGAGATACCTTCAGGGTTGTATTCGGTGCAGTCTGCACAAGCAAGGTATTCTTACCGTAAATATCTCCAGTATTCGTTGGAGCGGCATCCGCCTGAATCGCAAACAACACGTTAGGGTCATCAACAACATAAGCCATTGCATCTGAAGCAACAGTGCTTGCAGGCCACAACTGACTGAACGTCATTTGATTTGTGTTGGGATCAGTGTACTTACAGCCCAAGAAGATACCTACCATATCAATTTCGGTAGAGTCATCTCCTGTACCTGACTGTTTTTCGATAGTTGTGGCGGTTCCGCCATCAACCAGTTGCACGATATCGCCCATTGCAATATTCGTGCCGTACCCAGAAGCAATAGGATACTGGCGGAAAACCTCCAGTGACCCACTGTCTAGGCGACCAATCGGGCGTAACCCGAAGGGTGCGGCTGTTGCAGACATTTGTCTATCTCCTTACATATGTCTATCAGAAGCGACACCCCAACTAACTAGGAGTTGCCGCTCCCAAAACTTACTTTGGTTCTTTTTTCAGGGCGTAAGAGAGGCATCCTTGGATCGTTCTCTCTCATAAAGTTGTTATCCACAGACTCTATTTGCCGTTGATTCATTTCCGCGTAGTATTCCTGACGGGCTTCTACGTTTTCTTTGCTGTTTTTACACAGTAATAGGCCACCTACTTCGACATTCCCCTCGAAGCGAGAATCAATATCTGACTGCACCATTAGCTCGGGATGATCTTCAGCGCGGACGGGTTCCCACCCTTCACGAAATTTTGCCGAGACATTAGTATTATCAGCCTGTCCTAAAATCGATGTGCGTACCCACCGGTACGAATATCCATCCTCACCATCTGGAGTAGGAATTCGGGATGCTGGAGCCCAAGCTTTTTTGCGCTCAGTTTTTTCGCGGGTCTGAGATTCCCTGCTTGCTCGTGTGCTCATGCTTGCATTTCCTTCAAAAGTTGCGCGGCATATTTTTCTGGCGTAAGCCCAAGTCTTTTCGCGATATCGACTTGTGTCTTGGTCAACTTTACTTGGCGTGACGATTTCGCTGTTCTTGTAGCGGGGGACACCACGGAGCCCTGTTGCCTTTGTTGTCCAAACTTTGACGGGAATGCTTCACGCATTCTCGCATCTATTTCTTGATAGTAGTCGTCAGTGTTTGGGCTGACCCCCCTATCGATTAATTCCTCATGAACCCCATAGGCATATCCTGTCATTGCCTTGTCTTTTAGAAACCAAGGGTTCTTTTCGGACCATTCTACAGCCTTTTGGTCTATCTGCGTTGGTTGTGTTTGTGCTGATTCGTACTGCTTTGTATTGAACTCTGCCGGTGTTTGCTGTTTTTTAACCTTTGGTTTGTAGTTCGCGTAACGAACCTTCTCATTTGCAAGAACTGCCATCTGCTCACTAGCTGACGTTATTGCTTCAGCATCACCTGACTCATACGCTTCTTTATAAGCTTGCTTTGCTTTTTCAAGCTGAGCCTCAATCCGCTGTTGTGCCTGACCAACCAGAGCACCCTCACCCTTAGAGAGAGTGTTCTTCAGTTTTTGATTCTCCTCGTAGAGTTTCTTCATGTCCTCCACGGCTTGATTCCTGAATCGCTCAGCCTCTTCTTTTGCTCTGCGCTCCTCATGATATTCAAACTTCAGTTTCTTAATTCTGCTCTGAACATTGTCGGAGTAGTTGGCTATCTCATCATCAGATGGAATCTCTGCTTCCGCACCCTCAGCTCTTCGCGGTCTGTTCCTATCTTCCTCTGGAGTGTCATCAACGATTTCGATTTCGACTTCGTCAGTGGCCCCTTCGATCTCTACTTCAATTTCGTTTTCTTCGCTCATGCTCTTTCAACGCTCCTTGGGTCGTTCACTGTTGCCTCAACAGTGTCATCATTAATTAAACGGAACTCTTGCCCCTTAACCTTGATACGTGTACCTGAATATGATCTGAATATAATCCACTCTCCACGCTGACAATATGGACCTGACGGGAACTTATCTAGATCGGTGTAGCACTCATCACCCATGTCTATGACCATGCCGATGATTGATGCAGTGGATTCTTTTTTACGAAGCTCTTCAGCGATTATGATACCGCCTTCTGTTGTCTCTTCGATTTCTGGGCAGGCTACAAGGATCTTGTATCCCTTTGGAGCGGGTAATAAATTAGCTATCTCTTCACTAAGAGAGAATTCTTTTACTTGCATTTGGTTTCCTTTGCTTACGATTAAGGCCCGTAGTGCCTGCGCCATAGTGGCGTAAACCAATACCTGATTATATCAATACGTATTCACGCTTTTTCAATTTTTTCCTTGAGATCGATAATGTCTCTCTCAATGGTCGCGAACGCCTTGATCATTCCGCACATGTAGTTGTACTGCGAGTGATCCTCACAGCCACCGCCTGCCATGTGATCTGCGGTGTCATTCATGTATCCTCGGATCTTGTCTTGAATGTAGTCAAGCTCTGTCATCTAGCCCCCTAAAAAGTGCATATGAACTTTTTCAGGAGTTATTGTCTGCAATTGACTTTGCTATTTCAACACCTAATTTTGCGCCCTCAAGCTGGTCTTTGCGTTCAAGCTTATCCTTTTCAGTCGCGATCTTAACACCAAGCCTTGCACCTTCTTGTCTTTCTTGCGAGTCGATACGCTCTCTTTCCGTCTCAATGGTAGCTTGCTTGGACTGTTTATCCAGCTCAAGCTTGGCCATGTCAACTTCCCTCTTATGTTGAAACTCTGCTTCTTCGAGGGCAATCTTTCTTTGCTGTATCTGCGTGAGCGGGTCCTGCGCTTGTTGTTGAGCTTGCGCCGCTTGAGCCTCTGCCTGATCTTTCTGTAATAGTTTTGATGCGGCTTTAGCGACTGTTCCGGCAAGATCATACTCAACATCCTCTGGGATAGGTGCGTCTGGGTCAGGGAGAGGAGCGCCCAACTGTTCCTCGATCTCTTTTCGATACTGATGCGCTACGTGCTCCGTGATGTGCTCTATCATAGCGCCCTGAATAGCGGATGCAAACGGACTCTGTCCGACCATCTCTTTAATCTTCGGATCATTCATCAACGCCATATGGACCTGTATGTGGGCCTCATGATCTTGGTACGCAAACGCCTTGACTGACTCCTGTTGTAGGATTCTTTGATTCTCTGTCACAGGATCTGTTGGCTGGATCTCATCGTCTAACTTAACTATCTTCTCTGCGTTCTGTATGCCAAGAACGTCAAGCATTTGACGGTGCAACTGACCTAAATCGTAAATCTGTGGCGCCTGCTGTGCTAATTGCAATGCGGCCTGATACTGCATGACTCTTTGGGACATGGTTGCCGCATTAGGGTCAGAAACAGGAAGAACATCAACACGTCCATCGAAATCATCAATCCTGTTGAACTTACCGTTCAGCTCATAGTCATACTGGGCAGGCATGTAGTCATGGATCACACGAGACAGGATTCTCAGTTCGTTACGCATAGACGAATGCATACGGGCCTGCACACCAGACATTACTTTCATGTTCCGCTCAAGCAACGCGAGAGTGGTACCGACTGGGGCATTGGGGTTCGAGGAGGCTATGTCTAGATCTGCTACAGAGCCAACACGTCTACCCTCCTCAACGATATTGCCAAGCAGGTTGTATAGAACGCCAGAAGGTTCTTTGTATGGCAATGGGTAGATGTTGTCTCTTATCGCGCCGCCGGGGATATCAACGTCTCTGAACTCACCGGGCATCAGAGGAGAGTCATCACCCTTGATACGCAAACCTCTGGCTTTTAGTCCAGCAGGGAGATTAGCCAAAGTTCCCGCATCAACAAGCTGACGCAGTATCGATGTTGCCGACTTTGCTAGGCCACCAATAAGATGAATAAGCCCAGTCCCGTAGAACCCAAGTCCGGGCAAATAGCGATAGTGCACAAAGTGTTGAAGCTTTTTCTTTTTGCTATCGTCCTCATACCAGTTCTTCCTGATTGAGAGAACTGTTCTTGAAGATTTATCAATCGTGACAACATACGGTCTTGCAATCCCATCTGGGTCTGCGAACTCGCCCGGAAGATCAAGATCGGTATGGATCTCAAGGATTGTGTATCTGTCATCATCTTCAATAGAGTACGCAGATTCACCATCAAGCTCATCGTACTTCTCCTCGATGTCAGAGATCTCTGGCGCTGGGTCAGGGAGATCAACATCTTTGTAGAAACCAGACACCATCAACTTGAGAACATCGTTCGCTGACTTCTTCATCACATGCGTGTAACGCATGGCTGTGTCTAAATCAGCCGCACCGTAAGAAACAACAAAGTCCTCTGCTGGGACAAACATTGCTACCGGACGCTCAAGCATTGGGTCATAGTATATTTTTTTGAAGGCAGAACCTGCCAAGGGTAGTTTGAACAGCATCTGCTCAAACTCATCACGGTACTCAGTCATCACCTCTGTTGTGAGGTAATTCATTTCGTTCTCTACGCGAACAGCCTGCTTGGCTTTGTCGGAATCCATAGCTCCGACAATGTTTGTCCTGACAGGTCCTGACGCTGGGAATATTTCTGTGATGGCTTGCGCCTGAAAACGAATCACAGACTCAGTAAGTAACGGGTGAAAAACACCGCAGGCTCCCGGCCACGGTTGATCTCTTTCTTCTATCTTGAGACCCATGAGGTCAAGACCTTTCACATAAGACTTAGCCCAGTCAGATCTCGACTGACGGTCACTGTGAAACTGGTGTACTAGCTCAGAGCCAAGGCTTTCTAGATCCGCATCATCCATAAACTCTGCAATGTTTGACATATGATCTGGACCGATAATGTCTTCCTGCATGTTAGGATCTAGGACGATAGTCATACCCCCATCTTCATCCTCTATTGAGACAGCATCAGGGTTTATTATTTCAACCTCTACCTGCTCTTCTGATTCGTTGCCAGACATAATCTCGACAACATTAGATGGGATCATTGGTTTTTCAATAGCCATTAGTAAAACTCAGCCTTCCGGTATCGGTATTGTGGTTCTTCCCATTCGTCCATCTCAGAACGAATCCATCCACCTTGCCTAAATCTAAGCAGGGCTTGAGACATAGAGTCAACTAAGTCATCGTGCTCACCCGATGGAAACGAGGCGCACTCCTCTATTATCTCATCAGCCCATCTGGTAGGAGGGGCCCATATCACTCCAGAGGCAAATAGGTCGCTGACCGCGTTGACTCTGGCAATCTTATCCTGCCCTCTTGAGGGCGTGAACTCCGTTACAGGAATCCCCATAGCTCTTAACTCAAAGATCAACGGTGCTCCAGATGCCTTCTTCTCAACGATCATCTGGTCTGGTTCCCAAGCCCAGTATGTTTCATGAGCGACACGCTTCAACTCGGGGAACTCATATTTCTCTTTGAAGCTATCTAATAATATCAAATTGGGCACTTCCTTGCCGGAGTCGTTAGGGTGATGAAAAATACCCCACGTTGTACATGCCGAATAGTCTGATCTCTGTGTTTTCAGGAACGCAGTATCCCAACTTTGGATGATTGCATCACACACTGGAGGTTCAGACCTCTCCCATGTCCTCCACCATTCGCGCTTGATCAGGGCTCCCTCTTCACTGGTCGGGTTCTGCTGATACTGAGCAGACCACTTCGACACAGGAAGCTCAGCCTTTAGCGCAGATAATTGATCAAGGGGCCAGAACTCCGGCCAAAGCGGATTGCCGGAAGGCATAATCGCTGGAAGCTCAATGACCTCCCAGTCATCAGATCCGTCACGCTCAACAGACTTCTTGATAATCTGACCTGTGAGATCCCTCACAGACCATCGGGTCATCACAATAATAATCGCACCACCGGGCTGGAGACGCTGTCTTGGACCTGATGTGTACCACTCATATACCTTGTCATACACCTCAGGGTTGTATGCGCCTATAGCGGCTTCTTGTTCTGAGTGGGGATCGTCAATGATAAGGATGTCCGCACCTTTACCAGTTACAGCGCCCCCAACACCAATCGCAAAATAATCACCGCCCTTCGAGGTGTTCCATCGTCCTGCGGCCTTGGAGTCCGTTGACAAGGTGATATCAGGGAAGATCTGCTTGAAGTCTTCGTTCTCGAACAGGTTCCTCACCTTCCGGCCAAACCCCACTGCCAATTCCGCCGTGTGAGCGGTCTGGATTATCTTCTTGTCAGGGTAGCGCCCAAGAAACCAAGCGGGGAAAAGATAGGATGCAAACTCTGACTTGGTGTGCCGGGGTGGCATATTGATAATCAGACGCTTGAGTTCACCCTTGGCTACCCTCTCGAAGGCGTCAGCCATTGTTTTGTGATGAGCGCCAGCAATAAAAGCAGGCCATACGTGTCGAACAAACTCAAGGAAGTCTAGTCTGGATAGTTCTCTGGTTTTTGCCTCGGACAGGTTTTCCATGAGGTCGAGCAGTTCACGCTGTTCCTCGATAGGCAGTTTCTGTATGAGGTCTTTGTATTGGGTGAGATCAGTACTCTGTTCCATCCAGAAGGGCCTTTTTGGCTATCTCAATCTGGAATATTATCTCTGCTGTATCGCTGGTGGAAGTGCATATCGTTAGATCTGAACCTAGTGATCTACCCTTGTCGTCCTTCTTGGCCACAGTCCCTATCAAGATTACCTTGTCGAAATCATACTCTTCCATTGCGTTGGTCAACATCTCTTTCGGATCTAGTTCAAGGAATGTTTCTTCGCCGGGAAACTTGATGATATCAGCCATGAATTACCTTGCGTAAAGGAGGGGCCCCGAAGGGCCCCTGATGTCTTGCTTACAATCGGGAGGAGAGCGCAATACGGTTTCATTGTAGCACAAGAAAATGTGCACATGCACTTTTTGGCCTCAAACCCCTGTTTAGCTACAGTTGCATGTATGATTTTTCCTGATACAATTACCCTCTAGGTTTACCTAGAGCAAGGTAAACCTTCCTATAATAAAACCACTAAGGTATACCTTAGGCAACAGGATGTTCACAATGAAGTTACTTGTATACAAGGTTAAGCTTGCGTGGCTAAACCTCCTCCAGATATCCCTAAATCGTAAGTATAAGAAGATTGCTTCACTTGAGAGGCGCGTAATCCTGCTTCGATGGGAGATCGATAAACTAAGCCCAAAGTAGTATGCTAAGATTGCTCTATGTTGCACTGCACAAAGGAGATGAACATGGAGCAATTCAAGCAATTCGTAGAAAAATCTTTCCATATGGCCCGCACGAACACTGAGTGGGCGCTAAATCAATGGGAAAACACGTTAAAGCAGTTAGTTGATCAGCTAGAGAAGTACTCTGGGGAGAAGAAATGAGGAGTGTTATCCGTTTCTTCAAACTGATGGGACGTGCTATCGAGTGTTCACAACTGTCAAGAGCAGAAAATCACATAGCTAACTCTGGTATCCTGAGGGAAGTCCATAAACGTCAGCTAGAAATGATGACGAAGGACCTGTGATTAGCTAATAAATAGAATGATCCGCGCCCGTGGTTCCTTGGCGCAATTCACAAAGCCCCTTCAGAGCGATTCTAAGGCTCTCTACGGGGCTTTTTCTTTATGGGGGTACCCTACCCCTTACTTCAGGCAAAGTACCCGATAAACCATAGCAAAAAAGGGGTTTATGAAAGTGTTGTGATTGGGTGTGTGGAATAGTGTGTGTAGTACGGCCAGTGCACCACGACCGCGCAGGGGGGTACCCCGTGGGTGGGGTCAGCCAGATAGCCAGATCACGAACCAGTACCCCCGTAGCGCTGTGCTAGGTCAGCCAGTTTCTTCTGGAGCTCTGTCTCGATCTCTCCGGCACTCCTGCTGGTGTCGTCCTGCTCCACTCGATCAGTGAACATGGCGATCGATTTACCCAGCAGTTCCAGAGCCCTGATCCGCGCACTGTCAGACTCAGCCTGCATGGCCTCAGCATGGAGCCGCTCCAGCACCAATCTCTTCAAGCGAGCCTGATCATGCAGTGTCCTGTCTTCCTGAGCCTTCTGAATCGATAACACCCTTTGTGAGACCTTAGGGTTGTCCATCAGCTTTGACGCCTCCGTCCACACGCTGGAGTCTTTCATGCCTTCAGCACTGTACGATGCCCTGTATGCCTCACTGAGTGTCTGTCCGTTGGCCACGCCCTGAGCGAATGCATCCTGCTTGGCTGTAAGGCCTCCCTTGATTGATTGGCCTGCGATCACCTGTAGTCTCTCCACTGTATCCCCTTCTACTCAGCGGTAATGTTTCGGGCGCTGAAAAAGTGCATGTGCACTTTTTTGATCCCTGCAACCAGTGTACTTTCTGGGCATATGAACTTTTTTTACTTTTTTTTGCCATTAGGTGTTGTTATGTGATTTTAGGTGTGTATAATCGGCTTATCGAATGGTGCTCTACCCGATCTGGGATTCGCACCTTGGGCCGGAGAGGGCCGGTCATTCAGCTTAGTGGAGCGATCCTATGTTGACTGATCAACCAGCTTAGTGGAGCGATCCTATGCTGGTCATGGCCAAGCCCCGATGCCTCCACTCAGTGGACATCGCGGACTCCCACACAGGCCCACGCCATTTCAGGCGAGTCGGTGAGCTGGCAGGACATCAGTCCATACCAGACCTGATGACAAGACTTTGAACGCACACTATACCCATTGCGTGGAGTGCGGAGTCTGCGGTTAACGTGAGCGATGGGAGACGGTGACAGGCGGTGCCTGTGCCAAGCTGGCAAGCAGATCGTGTGAATCGGATGCGTTGGGGGGTGACCCTGACCAAGTGAGACCAGCAGTGCCCTGTACTGAGTCATTCGTCAATGTTGGAACTACCCTGAGCGCTTGCAAGTTGGTTCGGGGTTTTAGTGTTTGAGGCGGGTTGGAATACCTGCCTCTGTCAGTGTCCTGCCTCAGCATCCTGTCAAGGGTTCTGTATCGGTCACACTGACCGTTTTCAAACCAAGCCAATATGGAGGATATTCTCATGGCAAACTCAAAAGTAAAATTCACTCTCGCTTCAGTCACTGAAATCGCTAACGCTATCTCTGCTTCAGAGGGCCTAGGAGCCAAGGCGAAAGACATCGCAAATGAAAGGACAGAAGCTATCATGACAGCCTACCAGCATATCATCGCTGATCTCGCTGTGGCTGGTATCAAGCTAACCAAGCGCGGCCAGAGTGACGGCCTTCCTAAGGTGGTCATGAGCGAGCTCAAGACTCAGCTTGCAGAGGCTGGCGTTACAGACTCAAACGTAGATCGCTACTCCAAAAACGTGAACGGGCTCCTCAAGGCCATGCCTCAGCTTCTGGAGTGCACAGACTCTGCGTCTGTAGCTATGACCCTTCACAATGAAGGTATCACCAATCAGGCCAAGATCATGGCTAAGATCAGACCTGTAACTGATCCTGTTGAAAAGCTGGCCGTGAAAGTCGCGGCACTCGATGAGGAAGAGTACAATCGCCTGCTCACTGCAGTCCGCAAGCTTCATGAAGCGAAGGCTAAGGAAAAGGCGAAGCTCGCTGAGGCCGCTCAAGAGTCTGATGAGATCTCTGAGATGCTCGATACCCTTGAAGGCTAATCCAGTCACCTGCCCAAGCGTCTGACCTGTGTCGGGCGCTTGATCGGTCTGACTGACCGAAAAAGTGCATGTGCACTTTTTTTTCCAATGGGAGAGTAACAATGAACCAAACTACAAACCTATCCACTGCTGTGGAAATTGTTCGCGCCAGTGTTCTGGCAAATCAGCAATTGACTGGCCGCTCAAGCCAGTACGTGACCCCGATGCTTTGGGGTGTGGCCGGTGCTGGTAAGACAGCATCTGTCGAGGCTCTGGCACAGGACATGGAGATCGACTTCATGGACTTCCGCGCCAACCAGTATGACGCTGGTGAGCTGGGCGGTCTGCCTTGGGCTCAGGGTGATCGTATGATCCGTCTGCGTCCACAGTACTTGCCCACTGATGGTGTCGGTATCTTGTTCGTGGATGAACTGCCACAGGCTCCTGTCGCCAACCAGAACATCATTGGTCAACTGGTCAATGAGCGCCGTATCGGTGAGCACGTTCTGCCTGACGGCTGGACTGTGGTCTGTGCTGGCAACCAGATGCACCATCGCGCTGGTACCAACGCCATGCCTTCTCACCTCAAGGATCGTCTACTGCACATCACCATCGTGCCTGACCTTGATGATGCGCTCCAGTACATGGCGGCCAATGGGATCGACAATCGCATCCTGAGCTTCCTGCGCTTCCAGCCTGAGCACCTGTCCAAGTTCGATAAGGACGTGAATGCATGTCCATCCCCTCGCTCTTGGGAGAAGGCTCACCAGATCCTGTCTTGGAAGCTGAGCCCAATGGCCCAGCACATCGCTTTGTGCGGGACTCTGGGCGAGGGCACTACGGCTACGTTCGAGGTGCACCTGCAAATGTGTGATGCGATGCCTGACATCGATGCCCCGTTCACTGATCCAGACAATGCTGAGATCCCTTCTGAGCCTGCGATGGCATATGCCCTGTGTGCATCCCTTGCCTATCGAGTCAAGAAGTCCACGTCTGCCAATCTGGTTCGGTTCATCAACCGTATCCCAGCGCAGGAGTACAGTGCGTTCGCCATGAAGACCGTGGTCAATCTCAATGGCAAGGCTGAGATCCGCAAGTGGGCTCATGATGTCAAAGAGGTGCGTGACTGGCTGACTGGTGACGCGAAGCTTCTTGTACTTGAGGAGAAGGCATCATGATTCAGGCACTCAATCAGGATGCCCAGTTCGTCATCTCGCGGGTCAAGACCCGCCTGATGATCAAGCATCCATTCTTTGGCGCCATCGCTATGGGTATGCAGTTCATCGAGGACTCATCAATCCCTACGATGTGCACTGATGGCAGGACAGTGAACTACAATCCTGACTTTGTCATGCGGCTCCCTTTCGATCAGGTGACGTTCGTGGTAGTGCATGAGATCATGCATGTGGCACTCAAGCATCCGATGCGTTGTGATGGCCGTGACCATGAGGTCTGGAACATGGCGACAGACTACGCGATCAACCAGATCTGTATCGACAGCGGATTGGAGATGCCTCCTGAGGGTTTGTTTGACCCTCAGTACAAAGGCATGTCTGCTGAGGCGATCTATCCCCGCCTGCTAGACACCGCCAATCGTCCTCAGGGCGAGGGCTGGAGGTTCGGTGATATCAAGCAACCTACCAACGGTGACGGTGATCCTGTCTCCGGCAAGGAGCTTGAGGAGATGGAGGCACAGTCAGATCGTATGGTCATGCAGGCCGCTACCACTGCCAAGAGTATCGGCAAGGTACCCGCTGGCCTTGATGAACTGGTCAATATGTTGACCACTAACAAGGTTGACTGGCGTGACAAGTTGCGTCTGTTCGTGGGGGGTGACCAGCCTGATGACTACACCATGCGGAAGCCCAATCGCAAGATGCTGGCCTCCTGCGGCATCTACATGCCCAGTGTCGAGCACAATGGTGTGGGTAACATCGTGGCCGTGATCGATTCATCCTGTTCTGTTACGCAGGAAGAGCTGAACATGTATCTCAGTGAGCTGAATGCAATCTCTGAGGACATGTGCCCAACGTCTGTGACGATCATCACCTGCGATACTCAGGTGCAGTCTGTGACTACGTACTATGAGGGTGAGGTGATCGAGTCACTCAATGCCAAGGGCCGTGGCGGCACACGGGTCACACCTGCCTTCAAGTATGTTGATGAGCAAGGTCTGCCTGTCGATTCTATGGTGTACTTCACAGACCTGTATGTGCATGATTTCCCACAGGCACCTGACTATCCGGTGCTGTGGGTATCCACTGGCGCTACAGCCGCACCATTCGGAGATGTGGTCAGCGTAAGCTGACCATGTCAAAAAGTGCATATGAACTTTTTTGGAGAGTGATATGACTGAACTTCATGAGGGCGCTATCAAGAGCGCCATTCGAGTACTGGTAGATAACTGCGTGTCTCACGTAGATGACCTGACCTACAAGGTGACTCACTTGATTGCTGATCCTGACACCGTTGCTGAGATGCATCGAGATATTGATGAGCTGAATGGCGCGATCAATTTTCTGAGGGACTCAGGTATGGTGGGAGACCGCAGGAGCACCTACGCTGAGGAGTTCCTCAAAAAGATGAGGGATAAATCCACTAACCCTTGGAGTACATCGAGATGACTGAATACACCAGCTTTGCATCTGTTGCTTTGATCTGCCTTGTCTATGCAGTGGGCCTTATAGCCTTCTGGTTTTCTGATGATGAGGACAAATGGAAGTTCTAGTGACCTGCCCCAGTGTCCGTGTATCGGGCACTGGATCGGTCTCACTAGACCGTTGTGAACATAAGAGGAGAAATACTATGAGCACACCAAGAGGACTGACTATCATCCGTGCCGATGTCTATGCGGTAGAAACCTACAGGGACATCGAGGATGATTTCTATCAAGCGGGAGCTGGCCCAAGCCAAGCACATGCTGTGCTCCACTGTAACGATGATGAACAGACCAAGCTGTACTGTTACACAGTTGAGGACTGCCTTCAGTGGTTCGTGTTGAACCACGTATCTGAAGATTTCAAAGTTGTAAAAGTGGAGACAAATCATGAACATGAATGACATGCTAACCAGAATGGGAATCCCTTCAAAGGAATTCCTTGGCGTGAAAGCGGAGGCACATGAAGCCGCTTACAACGCGATCATAGGCCTTGTCTACTCAGATGAGTTCGATTTCCGAACTGCGCGGCAAGAGCTGGACATACGGCTCAAGCTGACCAAGATAGCTGAAAAGCTAGCTGATGGTCTGAATGCTGATGAGGGTATCTATGATGCGAGGGAGTTCGCCAAGAGAGAATTTCAAAAGCGGAAAGAAGCAAACCGGACTTATGCAAACAATGCTTAGTCACCTGCCCATGTGCCCTGCGGGGCACATGTTCGGTCTGACTGGCCGCAACAAACCAACATGAGGAAACGACTATGCAAAACAATTTCACAAAGAGGAACATGGTTCCGATGCTCAATGAGATGATTCAAGTCAGGGCCAAATATCTGGGGATCCCTCCAAACCTGATCAAGTGGATCATCTTTGACAATGATCAAAATGCTGACTGGTTGCAGATGCTCCGTAAATCAGATGATGAGGTCGAGTTCTGCACAGCGATCAAGAATGTCATTCGACAGTGGGATGCTGGCGATTATATGCTGGTGTCAGCCAAGACGCTGGGCCGCAAGACGTGGCTTGACTGTGTCAGGACGATCCAGAGCGATGCGGCAACCATTCAGGACATACGTGTCAGTGAGAGGGCGCCTGCGCCTTACAACTGGAACGATCGTCTGACTGAGATCAAAGAGTCTGTTCACAACAGCGCATGGAGAGAATTTAATCGGGACGCTCCGCACTGGGTAGACAGGATGTCTGTCGAGGTTCAGTCATTCGGAAATCGCACACTAGAAGATGATGTACCTAGAGTCATGTCATCTGTGGATTCCAAGCGGTTTACAGCAGTGATCTCACACCTGTGGCGACATCGTGTAGGTAGTCGATTTGCTACCGTGACTGTCAGCAAGGAGACCATCTTCAATGTTGATGGCAGGCTCATTCCCTCCAAGCCTCACGGTCTGGATGAGTGCACGATCCACAAGTTTTCTGGTTTCGGTCGGGCTCCACTGGCTTGGATTACCCATCTCAAAGAGCAACAGTATATAGCAAACGCTAGGTCGCGAGAAGAGAACTGGAGTTCTCAAGAGTATGCCGCGATTATCAATCAGCTCGACAGGGACATCGAAAAGGTGCGGAACAAGAAACCTGTACACTTCCACTATTATCATGTTATCAACGACTCAGTATGCACAGCGGATGAGGATGGTTATGAGATCCCTATCGAGGGGACAGGGATCACGATCTCTCAGGCCAAGAGCCTATACGAGAGACGGCTCAAGAATGCTGTGCTTGACCAGCTTGCGATTTGAAGGGGGCGCGACTACCTCCAGTGCACGGTAGCTACGTGCCGAAGGCGATAGATGTCTGACCCTGCTTGACCCCTGTTTGTATTTCACAGGCTTGGAAAGATCTAAAATTGTGTCGCGCACCATGAAGTGATGCTCATGGTTGTAGTACAGTGAATCTATCGAATAGCTAGGCGCTCCGGTTTCCCGACTGGAGCGCCTTTTTTTTTGCCTGAAAAAAGTGCAGATGCACTTTTTAGAATGGTGCAGGGAAGTCTGATGGGTTTGCTTTCTCAGTGCTGATGTATCTGTCTGCGAATCCATGCTCACGGTAACAGGTGCTGACAGGATCGTAGATCAGGTCGCAAATGCCCTGCTTACCAATCCATGCGAACCTGCATTTCCACACATGTATTTCTGTGTCAGGGGACTGAAACTCTCTGTGCACTGTGATGCCACAGTCTGCCTTGGCAAACCATGCGGCACTGCCTGAGATATCGTATCCTTTCGGCACTGGCAATTTGCCATTCTCTTTCTGCTGTTTCGTTGGATGTGCGACAAACCAAACGTGACAGTCATAGTGCTGTGCAAACATCCTCACCTTGGTCAGCATCTCGCTGATCCAATCTGTCTCTCTATCTGTGTCTTTTCTTATGTAGTTGTATGGGTCGATCACCACACCTGTGATTCCGAACCGCATCACCGCTACCTTCAATCTCTCTAGTAAGTCATCCAGATCTACAAGGTTCCCATCATTGTGCGACAGGAACGTGAAGTGCTTGTTTACAAACTCTTGGGACTCATTCAGCTCATCCTGTGTCATCCGATCATTCATGCCCTCAAAGAATGGTTTGCGAATGTACTTGGAGGCCAGCTTAGCAATGTGCAGTTTTGGTTCATTCTCGAAAGAACACACTGCGAACTTACTGTCAAACTGTCTAGCTTGATTCATCATCAGTTGATCTATGAACTCTGACTTACCAGAGCTGGGATTCCCTGTAACTACAGTGAGTTGTCCAGATGCTACCGTGTATATGTCATCCAGATTCTGATACCCAGTAGATAGTCCAGATCCGAGCCCGTTAGAATAAATGTCTTGAACCTCAGTGGAATAAAATGATGCATCGTATATCCCTTTGATCGGCCAAGGCTCAGCAGACTCAACCAGATCCACGAGGCACTCTTCTCCGCAGTCGAGGAGCACTTCATTGGCGTCCTTGTAACCCTCTGGGTAAACAATACGCCAGCATCTATCCCTGCCAATCCTTCTCGCCAGCTCCTCTGCCATTGCATTGCCAGCAGTGTCTCCGTCTGTCGCTATGATTATCTTACGTGAGTTGTCCAGCTTCTCTTTTGCGTCCCACAGGAAGTTGAACGTCCTGTCATCCTCAGGATTGATAGCGCCAGTCTTGACCTTCCCGACAGCGCCATTCGGAACACTGACCGCTGACTTGATCCCGGCCTGCACAAAAGACAAAGCGTCTATCTCGCCCTCACAAATAACAAAATAATCTCCGTCCCCAATCGAATTGATATTGAAGAACCACTGCAATGCAGACGTGCATGAGAATCCTTTGCTACCCAATGAGCGCATCTTGGCCCCTGCCGTAATGCTCCCTCTCTCATAAGGGAATCCGATGCAAGGAACTCTGCTATTCTCTGAGTTGATCCAGTGGTCACTGGAGAAAAGATTAGCGTCCTTTGCTACTTGTTTCGATATCCCTCTACTTTCCAACCACTTGAGGGCTTCTTCTGATAGTGGTCGTATGTTTAGCTTTTGTGTTCTGTGTTGGTCAATTTGGTGCACTTGCACTTTTTCTCTCCCGCGAAATTGGATGACTCCACTCTCTTGACAGTGGAAACAATTGAAGACCATGCGGTCAGGCATGACTTTGAGTGAAAGACAGAGATCGTTTTTATTTTTCTTTCGTGTGTGTGAGCAGAGCGGACATACTTTTTTATGATCACCTATAGGCAAGTGATCCGCGTACTCCTTCAGAGCTAAATTGTCGCTCATGTAACCTCCCGTGTTACAAGTTTTCTATAGTTGTTATCAGTCTTTTACAGATCACCTGCCCCCTATCAGGTGTTTCGGCCAGAATGGTCGCCAGTACTTTTTTTATAACTGAATGGTTTAACGATGCTAGATCACAAACCGTTTCAAAATCTTTACAGAGAAGCCACGTTGCTACAGCCACCCGATTGTGTCTCTTATCACTAGATGCGTCAGTGAAGGCCTGACTAATCACCGCCCTCCATAACTTCAACGCGGATATCGGATCTTGGATTATCTCTGTCGAGATGCCAGAAGACATGCTTCTCCTTGACTTGCCTGTCGTTCTTGTACACCCTCCCTTGTAGCTCATCCAGAATGACTGACTCATCCAGATCAGGCCTGCGAGAAGCGTAATATATGTCGAGCGTTACCGCAACATCACACTCGATCAGGGTGTCAAGAACAGGACACTGTTCAGCAAATCCTTTGCAATAATCCAGAGCCTTTTTCGATTTAATTAATCGAGGCTTGCCCCCTATCAATACCATTCTACGTGAATTTGCTTTACTCGCAGGCTCCCCTAGTATCGTTATAAATACGTCTGTTTCTTTTGTATCTTTAGGTTGCATTACTTTCAATACCTGTTATTATCAACCACTCATAGTCCTATCGGGAGGCGGGATGATAATCACTAATGTTCACAATGTTCCTGAGCAGTTTATCCGTGTTGCTCAGAATAACAAGTATTCCAAAGGCGATGCAGATATCAGTGTCACGACGCTGATCGATTCCCCTCGCATCAACATTCTCAAACAGCGGCATGAAGACCAAATGCAACGTGATATCACCGACATGACTTTCAGCATGGTCGGGACTGCTGTGCATCAGATGTTAGAGGATACCGATGAGAAGCCTAATGAGGTTTACGAGGAGCGCCTGTATCAGAATGTATTTGACTGGGTGCTATCCGGTGCCATTGACGTACAAAAGTACGAGGCTGACGGCTCTGTGTCGATCATGGACTACAAGGTCTGTACAGCTTGGGCTGTCATGAATGATAAGCCTGACTGGGAGAAACAACTGAACTGCTACGCATGGCTTGTAACTAGAAGCAAACAGTTGCCCGTTAAGAAGTTACAGATCATCGCAATCATTCGGGATTTCAATCGCAGAAAATCACAGAGAGAGCGAGACTATCCGAATGCCAACATTCAAGTTATCGATGTACCGCTCTGGGATTTCGAGGAGCAGTCTAACTACATCGCTAACCGTGTGTTCCTCCACAAGAACGCACAAACAGACTTCATCAATGACATACCTCTGTGCTCCGATGAGGAGCGGTGGGCCAAGCCTGCTAAGTGGGCCGTCATGAAGAAGGGCCGCAAGTCTGCGGTCAAACTCTTTGATGATCCAAAGCTCGCTGAGCTTTACATGAAAGAGCAAAAAGGTGCAGATGCACTTTATCTTGAGGAGCGCCCGTCAGAGTTGACACGTTGTTGTGAAAACTTCTGCGGTGTCGCTCAGTTCTGTAGTCAATTCGAGGAGAGTAATAATGTCTGACGCAGTACAAATTATCCAACAGGAGTTGGAGACCATCGATGAGAAGCTCACGCTTCATGCATATCACAAGGCAGTCCTTGAGAATCTTCTCAAGCGAATGAATGTAAAGACCGGGGCGCTTGATCTACCCAAGCCAAAGAGACGACAAAAAAATCGTGGCGACTCAGCGTCAGTCAGGAAACGGCAAGAAGTCCGAGTGAACAACGCAAGGACAATCGCAACTCTTGTGAGGGATCGCAGGCTGACTAAGACGCAGGCTATCTCAAATCTTATGGCTAGGAATGCACTGGTTGTCCACGAGGATTGGGCAAATCCTATCCAGACAATTCTGAGTGATACATCCCCGACTGGTCTTGGGAAGAGATTACACAACCAGCTTTTCGCAGGAACAATTTATGGCCAGTAAGAAGAGTGTTTGGGAAACCCTCAGTGCGATTGACTGTGATGGTCACACTGAGGAGAAGAATGGTTTTACATACCTGTCTTGGTCATGGGCTTGGCAAACACTGAAGGAGAATTATCCTCAGGCTCGGTTTGAGAAGGGCCCTATCCAGTATCTTGAGGACGGCACGGCACTGATTTCTGTGCGTGTGTTCATTGGTGTTGATGAGGACTTGACAGAGGTGTTCCCTGTCATCAACTACAGCAACAAGCCAATCCCAAACCCCAACGCCTTTCAGATCAACACTGCATATCAGCGTTGTCTTGTGAAGGTGTTGGCGTACATGGGTCTGGGTATGTATATCTATCACGGGCATGACCATCATCCTGATTCGTCACCTGATGCACAAAGCAAGCCTGCTAGTAAACCTGCTAAGAAGGTTGAAGAAAAGCCTGTTGCTCCAAGTCCGAATCGACCGATATTTGCACCTGACGGCAAGCATGAAGATATCACGGATGGCACATGGAAAACTGTCGCTGAAGTCCTGATCAAATTCATGGCTGGAAGAGACATTAATTCCTTGCGTCAGTTCTGGAGTATGAACCAGCAGGCAATTGAACATCTGGAGCAGTATGCTCCAGAAGAACACAAGCGTGTCTACGATGCGTTTATGGATAAAGCTAACAAGCTAAAGGAGAAGAAGTAATGGCGTATATCGATAGGAACGGGGTGAAAAAACCCAGTGGTGCTCTCTATGTTAATAGAGAGAAGACCAAGGACTCATCACCTGATTACACGGGTGATGTGGAGCTAGACAAAGAGACAGTGGATTCGATTCTTGCTCAACGAAACAAGGGTGTTGACATGCCCATCATCGCACTTGCCGGATGGAGGAAAGAGGGTCAAAAAGGAACCTTTATCTCCATGAAAGCAGAGCAAAAGAGAACCGCTGAGCCTAAACCTGAACCTGAGTCTACAGGCGATGAGATTCCGTTCTAAGAAATACATCAAGAGCTTGCATGGTAAGCCGTGCCTTGTGTGCGGCTTTGCCTCAGAGGCTCACCACGTTACCTACGCAGAGCCTAACGCGATGGGTATGAAGGTGGGAGACAACTGGTGTGTCCCGCTTTGTCATGCTCATCACATGGAACTGCATAACTTTGGTGATGAAAGATTATGGTGGGCCATGCAAGGTGTTGATCCAATAGAACATGCAACAAAACTTTTTAAGGAGTTTGAACAATGACAGGATTCACAATCCAAGAGAAGCACGGTGATACAGAGCTGACTTATCGTGTGCACAAGAATGGTAATCACTCAGGCAATGTAACGGTCCATGTAAATGGTGTGTCTGTTCTTGAGGATACTAATTTCACAACCGTGCGAGAGCTAATGAGCGCACTGAGTCGCGCAGAGATAGCCGGTCTGATTCGGGCCAACAAGGATGCTGAAGCTTTATCAATGGGCGATGAGGGCTCCCAGCATTTCATTAGATACGCGATGGAAAATCTAAAGCGTATGGTTCATGGGTCCAGCGCAGAGGATAAGCAGGGATGACATCTTATGCCGTCACACTCAACATGGATTTTACCAAGACGGTTTATCTCCATGCTGAATCAGAAGCTGAGGCACAAGAGAAGGCTGAAGCCCTTATTCGAAACAACCAAAAGAGCCTGTCCAACTTGGGCTACTCAATTGGTGACATCGATGTGATTGAAACTTCTGAGTGTCTGCATCCAAATAAAGCGCGGAGGGCTGATCGTATGAGACATGCCCTTCAGGTTCAGGCAGAGAGGCGTGTGTTCCATGTCGATTGAAGCAATGCACTTTGAGGGTGTGAAGATATCTCTCAATCAGTCCTCTGATGGGACAGTGCTCAAGATGGCCGTGCATCCAGATGAGGTACCCGCTGATCTGATGACAGATTGGGTTGGGTCACGTTATATGGTTGCTATGGTCAGGCTTAGTGATGATGATGAGATAGCACAGGACACCTCAACAAAAGAGATAAGCAGGCTGATAGCATCCTGCGGTGCTCTTTGCAGACAAGAGAAGTTCCAACAGTTTGTTCTACTTGGAACAAATCTTGATGTGACAGAGGCAAACACCGTTATAGTTTTGAGGGATGCACTTGGTATTACCTCAAGGTCAGAGCTTAAAGAGAATGCACAGGCGCGATCAGCGTTTATAGATTTAAGAGAGGATTTTAACCGATGGTTGAAGAGATAGGAGATATCAAACGAATTGGGAATGAGCCTGTGCTCAGTCCTAAGCAAGTTTGTAAGTACCTTGGCATTGCAAGGTCAACACTCACTCATCGTATCAACAATGATGATACGTTCCCCAAGTCGTTCAAGATCAGTGACAGAAAGATTTACTGGAAGTACGTTGACATCGAGGACTGGGTTAAGAAAAAGATGAATGGTGATTCCAATGTGGGTATACGTTCTTTTGGTGTTCGCTAACGGAACTCCCGTTGCGGAGGTCCAAGAGAAAGTGTTTCATGATGAGCTTCATTCCTGTGTCCAAGAAGCAAAGCAGATTATGTCGGACGATACCCCGCTTGTTGCGGGGTGTGTCCCTCTAATCAAGGAGGATGTTGATGCAGGCAAAGTTACGTTCTGATGGCAGTACAGCTAGCTACTATGAGCTACCCGACGGGGCGGCTCAGATACAGGACTTGATCTCACACAAAAACATGAACGCTCAGATAGGGGAGATATTCCGTGCCTGCTACAGGTATGGAGAGGTTGAACACAGCGAGATGCTTCGGGATGCAAGGAAGATATTGTTCTATGCTCAAGCCGAGATTGACCGCTTACTCGCTATAGAAAAAAAGTGCACATGAACTTTTTTATATAGTACTATCTGCTTACTCCTGTTGGACAGAGTGCAGTGGTTTAGTCAACCACAGGACAGATGCACTCACTATTGCCCCCTTTATGGGGGCTTTTTTATATCCCTTGCTTCTCAGCTAGCTCAACAATACGTCTTGCTAGTTTGTTCTTTTGTATCCTGAGTTGCCTGAGTTGCTGTGTCTTTTGTGTGGGCGACATAGTCGGGCTCTCGACTATTCTATTCATAGCGTTGTTGATATCAGTCAGTTGTTTCGCTACACGATTGAACGTCTTGCGGAATCCCATAGCAACACCGCGATCTTCGAGTAACTCATTCATGCGATCCTGATCACCTGTAGCCGCCGCATCACGATAAGATGAGAACACAGCATCTGATTCGCGCCTAAGATCATAGAAATCTCTGACAAACTGGCTGGAACTCTCTCCATCTTGCTGTATGAATCTAGTCAGTCCAAGCACCCTGCCAAAATCTGTGACGTATGGATTGCCGAATACGCCGTTCGGCTTCTGCGGCACTATTTGGCGCCAAGTCATGACGCTTTCAGCTATTGCTACTGGGATCGTGGCTAAACCTGCCATGTATCCCTCTAGCAACTGTTGAATCTCTAGAGGGCTCAACCTCGCATACTTCAAACCTGCTTCACTCAGAAGACGGTACACGTAGGGTGTTGATGAGTAGTACCTGTCCTCTGTCATCTTGCGTTGCAAAGACAATCCTTCTATGGGTGCAAATCTAAAGAAATCGTAACCTGAGACAACCTCCAACGCAGGCACTAAACCCTGCGGTAGTGGGTTAAATGCAAACGTGTTGGCTAATGTGTGAGCGACCGCCATAGCAAGATCAGAGCCATCCTCCTGCCTGATTGCATCAATTGCGAACACGGGGAATGTCCCGAATATAGCGCCTAACTCGAACGCTCTTGGTATCCTGATTGCTTGGTCACCGATGTAGATAATGTCGTAGTTCAGTTTATTCTGTAGCGACTCCTCCTCCCAGCGATCATCAGACATCGCTAGTGCACCCAGCGTAGTAGAGACTACCAACACATGAAGTCCACGATTCATTATCCCTCGCCAATATGCCTGACGCTCATCTGCTGATAGCCTTGGATCCTCAACTAAACGATACAAACCTTGGATACGTGCATTCAAGAACGGGATTGCAGGGATGAGTCGGTTGACCAGTAGTTGTCCAGTGATACCACCACCGGCTCCTTTCCTACCGTAGTTGATCAGGTTCATCGCTTGGAATGCGGCCTCTCTTTCAGACACACCCTCAGCGATAAGTTTCTGGTACAGACCGATACGAACTTCAAGCTCTGTTGACTCACCGAATCGTTCTACTTTCTGGAGCAGGTTCTTAAACCCTGTGGCAACAGCCGCGACAGGTGTGTCCTTCTGTATGATCCTGCCCCCAGTTCTGCCAAGCCGTCTTGCGGTCGAGGCAAAGTCTGCTGGATCTGCACCGAAAGAATACCCACCGAATCCAGTAAGAAGTTTGATGGCCATTGCATCTTTGCCGTCTCTCATAGACTGGTTCATGCGGCTCAATGTTTTCGGTCCTATGCCAATTGGGACACCAGCTTTGATGTAGGCATCGATTTTTCCTCGCCAAAGGTTTGCCACCATGAACCCCGGCATATTTGTGACACCGATTCGCAGTATATTTGCGAACTTTTCTGCCGCTTTGATGTATGCATCTTTCTGTTGGGGAGTCAAACCAGCAAGTGAATGCCACAATGCGCCGTCCCGAATCTTGTATCCGACTTGCTCACCATTGACCCTGAACTTCATGACGTTGCCTTGCGGCTTCGTGAGGTCGGCCTTCTCTCCCCAAGATGGATCTTGTAGCTTCTCTAATGCCTCAGAGGTTTTACGCATTGCGATGTTACGCAGACCAGCAGATATGATCATCTCGTTGTTACGATAGATGTTCTTGAGTAGGTCGCCTGAGACTTGGAAGTTACTCCCCACAAGCTCTCGATCAAACGCTCCCTTCTGCATCAAACTATTGGCCGCTCTCTGTGGGAGGGAGTTAGAGAAATCTGTGTCGCCCTCTGCTGTCTCAAGCAATCGATAGAATGGTACGTAAGCCATGTTGGCAAACTCTTCAGCCATCTGGTCATTCAACAAGCCAGAGTCTTTGCCGAACTGAACCATGTAGTTGTTGAAGTTCTGATAGTCGTTGAATATTTTTTGGAAAGCTGGGTCGCCAGCGGCTATTGCCCTATCAATCTCTGCGTCACTTAAATTTTGGAAGCCTCTTCGCCCGCCAGCCCGCAATGCTTTCTCTCTTCTTGCAATTGCATAGGCATAGAACTGTCGCTCACTCTCTTTTGCTTGCGCCTGTGTCTGCCCTTCGAGCAGTGGCGCGAATATCTCGTTGAGTCCCTTGACGCCTGCTTCGGACACCTGCTCGACATTGCCATCAACATCCACCTTGATTGGTCCGAACTCCATGAGTGCGTAGATTCGGCCCAGAACCTGCTGAGACATTTCCATTGCTCGTCCGACAGAATCAGGGTTGTTGTAACTCGTTCCGTAGACGATATCATCGAGCTTATAGCCCGGACTAAACCTACTAATATGGTTGCGTACAAACGCTTCTCGTAGCGTCTCACCCTTGGCCGCGCCAAACATCTTACGCATGAATTCGTTGAATGGACCTGTTGACTCGTCCTTCGCTATGACCTTGTCAACGAATGATGAGAAGCCCTCAGGGTTGGGCGTACCAGTATAGGAGAACCTCTTCGAGAACCTGATTGTATTAGGTCCGTCAGAAGAAAGTGCATCTGCACCTTTTTCAGGAGCCCTGTCTTTGATTCCTCGTACAGCCTTGTCTTGTATCTCAAGGGCCTCTGCATAGTCCAAAGCATACGTCCCAGAGTCAGGCTTGTACTCTGTGGCCGGAGGCTCGTAGTACATGAATACAACGTCGGGTTGCCCTTTGTTGAACTCAATGAAGTCATTGTCGCGCCATCCCTCAGGACGTTGCTTCTCGTCCCAGACTAAACGGGATGCAGTCTTCATGCCGTTGGCTGAATAGATCTCAGGTAGGATTGTGTCAAATGCATCCAGCTTTCTGCCGCCCTGCTCGATAGCAAGCCGCACCAATGGATACGAAACACTGCGTAGGCCACCGCCCCTTGTGTTGAACACACTCACAATGTCATTGCCCTTCAATGCAAACCCTGCATTACCACCGTCTGTTACAAACAAACGCATGTCTGCATACCCTGTATCGTCTGGATCTGTGATCACAGGGTAGACATACACAGCGGCACCGTAAGGATTGCTATCCTTGGACTGCTGTATCTTTGATCTGAAGTATTCCGCTGAGGATACTGACTGTTCTAATTCGTGTACGACTGGGGTTGAGATGTCGCCCATGAGATACATGGGCGCGAAAAGATTATTTACTGAGTAGGACGCAACTACGTTGTTTCCGTCCACGCCTCTGCTTTGTCGCGAGACATCCCATACTTGTCCATTAGCGCCTGCACTGTTGGCGACACGTCTTGCTGTGTCTGAGGCGCTGTACCTTTTTGAGAGTCTTGCTTGTCCAGTCCCAGTATCAGTTCTTTCATCAACTTGTCTGGGGTCTGTGCGAGTACTGACGTATCCTCTTTCTGGATCGCTGAGTGCTTCATTGATTTGCTCATCTGTATACCCCTCCTGTTTTGCTTGGTCGTATGCGGCTTGAGCATAGTCTGTATCTTGTCCTGCTCCCTTGCGGACACCAAGGGCCTCGAACAAACGCTTCTCAGGATACCACATCAAAGCCTGTAAGTCAGCAGTCTCAATATCCACCCCTACAGAGGACAATAAACCTTGTGCTTTCTTGGTTACACGCCTCATGTAGTTACGCTCAGTACCGTTTGTTGGCGTGGCCTGTATCTGTCCGTAGAGCTTGCCTTCGAGGGTCTTCACATCCTTAAATAATTGAGGCTTGACTGGGTTACGGTCTTGTTCTTTCTGGAACTTCCTGAAGTATCTGTCCCATGATTTTCGTAGGGCAGGAATAAACTGGTCGAGTGTCTTGTTGTTTCGGAGGTCGGACTTGCGTATGCCCGTAACCTGCAAAGCATCCTGTACTACTTCCTGTATCACCTCGTCACGACTGTTTTGTATGACGCCCCGTATCTTGCCACGCAGTGTCCTCAACTGTTCTGGCGTTGCCTCTGTTGCGAAAGGGCGATTGACGTAGCGGTTCCACATACGCATCCACCAGATATCCATCGTCAGTGGATCGAGGTTACCCCTCAGGTTCTGATAGAAACCTTGTCCGATCTTGGGACCTGCGATGTATGAACCGAATACCACAGTGTCAACAAGCTCGTCTGCTGGAACACTGATCTTGGTATTGAATCGCTGGTTGATATCATCAACTACGGCTTGCAGTTGTTTCACTGTGAACTGTGAGTCAAGGAACTGATCGATTGGCTTGGTAACACTACCGTCCTCGTACAGCTTCTGATACTCATTGAAGAAAACAAAAGCACTCTGCATCTGGTTCCTTCGGTCCCCACCTTTCTTCCATTCTTTGACTGGGAACCTACCCTTGTCTCTGTAGAAACGGAACGCCTCAAGTGCGTAAGCAAAATTATCTGTCACGGCCTGCCCGTTTGATGTCACAGCAAGCGCCCAATCGAAAGCTGTCTCGTCTCTGCCTGTCTCGAATATACGTGGCTCGACTAGACTGAGTGTTCTCTTTGCGGCTTGGACCTGCTTGTCGTACCAGCCAATAGCGTTGTTATCTGATTCGAGCGCTTTGATGGCCTCTGTCGCCATAATCTTTGCGAGAGGCTCCACGTTGTCATCTGTGTAAGGAACCTTATCTGTTGTACCCAGAACATCAGATACTTTGCGTCCAAGATATGCGACAGCGTCTGTGAGTTTCACAGAGTTGGGCTTGAACTGCTCTCCGTTTATCAGACGGTACCCTGTAATCTTGCCGTCTTCATCAACTACAGGATCTGGATACAGAGGAAGAGTGGTCCGCCCCATGTCTATGTCGAACGGATTGTCTTCAGCAATCACAGGAGTTCTGCGAGAGAACATCCGCTTAGGATCTATGATCTCTTCAGTTCCCTTGATACCTGAGAACTGCCGCTTCCTTTCGTCAAACAGATCTTTGTCTCTTGCTAACTCCCCGACATCCTCTGGACTCAAGAACCTACCTTGCAGTCCCATGACTGGCCGTGTAGAAACCTCAGCAAGTTCTTCGGGTGTCATGCTTTCTTTCGGATCATCGAACTGGAAGGCAAACTCAAATTCACCGTAGTCGAGAGGTTCGATCTCCTCTACATATATCTGGTTAGGATTCCACACCAGATAGGAATCTGCGCCATATCCCTCACCCATGTTTGTGTAGATAATCCCATCAAACCCAGAGCTATCCATGGCTAACCAAATAGTGTCCGCATCAAGGGGCTCGTTAGGGAATTCTTTTCTATACTCGGCAAGCTTCTTCTTAACCTTCTGTATGTCAGGGCGCGACTGAATAATATTCGCCATGCGCTCTTTCCCATATCTCTGAGTGAACATGAAGGAGCTATCTTCAAGCGCAGAGCGCCACAAGTTATCATCTCCCCAGTTACCAAGATCGAATGGCAGTCTGAGGGGGCTGTTCATTTGAATTCTAGCCGTGATCCTGCGGGGGAACATTACCTTCCCGTCTTCCAGCTCCTGCACAACTTCACGCTGGAAAATTTCTTCGAGCCTCCCATCTGTAGTCTCTATGTCAGGGGCAAAATGCACAGCCTTATCTTGCGTCTCGTCAGGATTCAGAGCTGGGAAAGAATCAATGGTTGCGTGGTACACCGGCTCCTTGATAGCAGATCTCTTCAGCCAATCATCGAGTGTCATACGCTTAGAGAACTTAGCTGTCCCCTCGGCATCATCTGGGTACAGTGGGTCAGACTTAGGACCGATTAGCTTATCCAACTCTTCATTAAATTTGAAGAATAAAGGAACCCCTTTGGGGATGGGTGCTGTGAACGGCTCGCTGTCCACGAACGCGAACTTTTCATCGGCATATTGTTGCAGTACATCTCTGCCCGCAGAAAATTTTTCAAAATCAAACGCCTGATCGCGAGGTATCTCCCCTCGTATCCTCTTTGTATCGTAGTCAGTGTAAAACTCTTTATACTGAATCTGGACAGGGATTGTGTCAGCACCATCGATTGTTGCCAGTGCTGTGCGATGCCTTCCCTCGTGGCCAACAACTCTGATCCCAGCCGTCTCTTCATCTTGCCTGATTTCAAGCGCAGGTATACCCATGTAATTCTGACTATCTACTTTGTCTGGATCAAATCTTGCAAACTGTTCATCGGATGCTTCAAGACCGCGATCTCTCCTGCGATCCTGTTGCCTGCGAGATGCTGGATCTTTTGGGGCAAGTGACATCTTGGACATGTCGTTTGTTGGCATGTCTTCCAAGAACTCTTTGGCAATGCGCTTCGCATTCGCTTTATCAACCTTACCCATTCCGTATGTCAGCGACATAAAGTCTTCGACTGGCATACGAACAGCGTAACCACTAGAGCCGTAGGGGTAGTCATATCGGTCTTTAAGCTGTTGCAGTTGCTTGAGTGTTGCGTTGAAGAAGGCAGGTGAATCAGCCGTTGCTCTTCTCGACTGCATCGGAGAAAGTGCATCTGCACCTTTTCTGTCCCTGACCCTTGAACCAATCTCTCCCGACTCGATGCTCTGGAAGATTCGGTTGGCGTCAGCAAGCTGTTCGCTGTCAAGACTCTTGCCAAGACCCTTAAAGAACTTGATGATCTTCTGGAATAGATTGAGTGGCTTACCTGCGATCTTCTTACGGCCTGCGGCCCAGTCACGGAATAACTCAGCTACCGCCTCTTCTTCTTGGAGAGACTCTGGCAAGGCATTACCTTTTTCATCCTTTGCGTACAGAACCTGCGCTCTGTCAAAATATGAGAACAGTCTTGCCTTCCCTGACCTATCAACAAACGCCTGCTCCTTAGCCACCTTAACCAGCGACTGATACTCAGGCTCTGTCAGAACACCCAACATACGCAGAGCGTGAATGGTCTCGTGGTTCATGACTTCTTTTAGCTTCGCCTTGAGCTGTTCGTCAGTCATTTGAGGATTGTAAATCTGTGCGGCTAGGGATATAGAGACACGACCACTATCTTTTTCGATATCAGTCACACCCTCGATCTCTGGGCTTCCTTGAATTGCACCACCTATCTTGAGCGCCACGTCCTCAAGCCCAATCTTTGATAGGTCCTGTCTCAGGGACTTGGCGATGTTACGGACCCTGTCCATAAACTCGGGGGTGTAGCCTAGGTTGATAGCCTCTTGGGCATTCGCTCTGATCTGAACTGCATTGGCTTCAGCCAGCCTGCGTGATTGCAAAGCGCCTAGATCTTTTAAGCTTTGAACTACACCGGCGGCTTGCGCTTCGAGCTTGACACGTTCGCCTTTCTCGATTTGCTCAGGAGTCCTAGTGTCTACAAAAGGAGGATCAACGAACTCTTTCCTGCGTTCGATGAGACGGGCCTCTGTTTCCGTTAAGGTCGGGTCCATGCCTGCATCACGCAATATTGTTTGGAAGACTGATGCTTCACTGCCAACAGATACAACGTCTGTGCTTGAGGCAATGATGTCTTGCAGGACATCCTCTCTAACTTTGGCCAACTCAGTAGAAGCCTCATACTCCTCATCCCGCTTCTGCTGATCTCTCTTTTCCGCTAAAACCTGTCGTGCTTTTGCCGCCCTCTCTCGTTGTCCCTGCAACTTATTGAATGCGCGGATATCATCAATAGCTCCTGCAAGCGACTCATCTGCCGCAACAAGATTCTCGATCTCATTAGTTTCAATCTCGTCTAGCTTCTTCCCGATCAGCGGCTCATACTTTTCGCGTAGCTCCGCTATCTGTGCCTCAACCTCTCGCTGTTCCTGCTCGATCCTAATTGCTTCTGCCTGTTTTTCCTGCGCCGCGACAACAATGTCAGAGTCATCAAAAAGAGGGAGCCTTCTCTCTGGGGGAATTGCCAGTCCCCTTGCTCTGGCTTCAGCGCGGAACAACTCCAGATTTCGGGAATCTTCTGCGACCTGATCACGAAGCTCCGCGAGGTGTGCTTCGAGATCCCTGCTTTTGGCAATGTCAGGGGGTTCTGGACGCAACGGCCCTGCGGCACCACCGATGGTTCCACCAACAAGTCCACCTGCAACCAAGGCCTCTAGTAGCTCGTCCTGTACCTCAGGAGGCATAGACGTTAAGCGGTCAAGACCATTCTTTAAGGTGCTTTCTGCTTGTATTATCTCAAGCGCTTGCTGAGCGGCTTCTGTGGGTGCCTCCACAGCAACGCCAAGAGCGGCACCCTTAGCAACCTTTTTGCCAAGCCCTGCCTTTGCGGCCTTGACTATCTCGCCACCCGCTTTAGCAGGACCAAACACACCAATGTAACGACCAATCAGTGCATCAAGAGAGGACTGTCCAACGGATACGCCAAACGCCTTAGCGACATCTGCTTCTTTGAAGTCGATGCCCTGCTCTTGGATCTGGCGCTCAATATTCATGCCAGTAAAAAATGGAGTTCCGGCTCCTACTGCGGCGGCGGTGCCCACTCTAGGACCGCCCAATCTGGTTGCGACTGCACCAGTTCCGAGCTGTGCGATGAGCTGAGGAAGGGATGTAGCTAGTTGCTCACCCGTGTACTCGATAAGATCGAGAGGGTCTTCGATGTCTTTGAATGATGGAATGTCTGGGGTACGCTGGCGCTGTGTTTCTTCAATAGCTCTAGCGCCTGACTCGAACAATTCTTCTGAGTACTCTGGAGCTATGTCACGTAGTAGCCCAGCAATACCCTGCCTGAAAGATCCGCCTGCTCTCTGGAAGCCAGCACCAAGATCACTCAGCTCTTCCTGAGAATCGAGGATGTCCTCCAGTTCTTCCGTTGATAACTGGGAGAGATCATAGTTTACATCACGGAGTCTGAAGAGTTGATCTGTCCGTAGCTTGCTTACATCAAAAGCCATACAGCCCCCAGACTATTGTGATGCTTGTCTTCGAGAAATCTCCAGCTCTGTTAGAGATCCTAAATCTGCGGTTGATCCACTGACAGGAAGGCCAAGCATTTGTGCAATCATCAAATCTAATTGCTTGATTTGGTCCGCTAACTGCTTGCGCTCTGGAGTTCCTTCCATCGTATCCCCAAACAACTTACCTAACTCTTGTCTGAACTTGAGTACGTTCTGTAGATTTTTATCACCGCCAGCAATCATCTTCTTGATTTTTTCTTTGATGATGAATGACTGCAAGCTTGATGGCTTGGAAGACTCCTGCACTGAGTCGAGCACTTCCTTCCCGCCTGCCTTCAAGGCTTGCATCAAATTAGGTTGGCCCACTGCGGCGAGACCTGCTCTGGCGATACCTAATTGCAGAGCTTGCTTACGCCTGCGCTCATCCATCTCAGCAATCTGATCGAACAGGGTCTTTGTTTCTGCCTGCTTCTTCTTGATTTCATCTTCCTGTTGTTGAGCCTGAACCCTTGCCGCCTCCTGACTCCTTTGTTCAGCAGGAACACCGAGGCTTGGAAGTCTCGGGACATCTTTACCAGTCAACTGAGCCGCAAGGTCCGCAAATTCTGGAGAGTTAGTTGGGAAGTCCAAACCATTTTGCATCATGTATTGCAAGACTTGGTCGAACTCATCTTGTGTTAAACCATAAGCTCCCGCTAGAGTGCCGTCTCCCATGTTTGTCGGTGACGCAAAGAAAGCGCCCAATCCAAATGGGCTTGATAGTGTTGCCGCCCGCAGAGCCTTGCCCCCAAGCGATGAATTTTTAGGTCCGAAGAACCCCATTTGAGGAGCGTATCCACCGCCTTTAGTAACTCTGGATGTACCTGCAACATATGGGACAATACCTTGCCCTTTTGGAATCGGGGATAAATCCGACAAGCGCTCTGTTTGCCGACCTAGGAAGCCTCTAGGAATTGCTCTTCCTAATCCAGCAAGCCCACCCAAGGCCATCTTTTTAACAGGTCGTCCCATAAAAGGTGCAGATGCACTTTTTTGCATTGGCATCATGGCGCCGATACCGCCAACAAGGTCTTCCACTACAGTGGACTGGGGTGGTTGTTGCTTGTTGTATCGAGCCTTCATCTTCTGTCTACGGTCAAGCTCAGTGGCCACTAGGAATACAGGTGCGTTACCGCTTGGACGCTGTACCTCCTGCACCAACTGTTGCTCGCTCATATTCTTCAGGGCTTCTTGTACTTCTAATATGTTCATGTTTAACCAAACGCCCCTAGGTTTTTAAGCTGAAGGCCGGTAATACCCAGACCAAGCGCATCAACAAGTGGATTGCTTTGCGTAAGCTTTTCAGTGATACGACTTGTTGGTGTAGGCATACCTCTGACCAGCGCGGCAAACCGCTCCAGTTGCTCCATTGGGTAATCTCTTTTGCGAGTAAACTCATCGTAAGCTAGGTCAAGCTCGCTCTGTCTGCGAGCCTCATCTGCCTTGCCGACCCCTTCGAGTTGTCTCAACCGCTCAAGCAATGATGACTGGCCGCGCTCACCAAGTCCTACAAGACCCGCGAGTCCTGCTTCTTTTGCGAGCAGGCTGTCCCGCGCAAAGCGTCTGTCTACATCAAACAGGTCTTGTGCCTGCTGGTAAGCTGTTGCTCGTCCCTCAGACTCTATGCCTGCAAGCCTGTCAAGCAGGTTTTCTTTCGCTTGATTCTCAAGTAATTGTGCACGGCTACCGCCAAATGCCCCTGCGGCTACTGCACTCTTTGCAAGCTCAGGTATTCTCTGCTGGTAATCCGCTATCGCTTCCTGCTTTTGTGCCTCAAGCGTGGACTCCAAAAACGGGTTCATGTACTTCTGTGCTGTCTCAGCAGTAAACTCAGATGGTGTCTCCAGACTACGGATGATTCCGCGCTGTAAATCCATAGCCTCACCAAAGTATGGGGCGCCCACCTCAGCAAGCTGTTCGATACCTAGGTTTACCTTGTCTCTGAGGGGAGACTCTTCGGCTATGCGCGGACCGGTGTACTCAATGTATGGGCTGGTGTAAAGACCGGATTGCCCGTCCTCACCGCCTGCCGCAGTAGCTAAGATATTCTGGATGTACTGCTGTGCATACTCTGGCAAAGTGTCCTGAACTACTGTGGTAGTTCCGCTACTTCCTTTACTCATTGCTTATATCAACCTCGTATGCAACATAATCAAGATTCCATCCGTTCTTTAGGAGAATCTTTTTCCATCCAGTTCTGCCTCGGCCTTCCAGCTTCTTGCATCCCTGATCCTTTGCGTATGACCTGAGGGTTTTTAGCACCTCATCAAGCCATTGTTTCATCTGGCTACCGCCAACCCAGTCAATCGATAGTGCTTTGTACTGACTGTACTGTAATATGCGTGTAGTTATTGCCGCTACAGGGGTTGTCTCTTCGTATACAACCCACAATTGGATTCTCCTTTCAAGCAACTCATCCAATATAGACATTTTATCAAATCGTCCATCGGTTGTTTTGGTTGCTTTCTCCAGCTTATCCGCAACCTGCGGCCAGACAATCAGTGCATGATCGTCAGGTATTAGGGTAAATATCATCCAATGAGATACTCACTTGGATCAATCCTTGGGGGTTGCTCCGGTCTGCCATTCTTAGCAGTCCTTACCTTAGCGACCATCTCATCGAGAACTTCGCCGCCTTCTTCTGAAGAACCATTACCAACTGCGGAAACAAAGTCAGCAGGGAGTATATATTCTTCGTTCGACAACAATATATCTTCATTAGATTCATTAGATGCCGGGACGAAATCATCCATGCCATCACCGAAACCATCAATCATGCCTTCAGAGGGTCGCATTGTTTTTGACTTACGCTTCTGCGCTATGTCCTTGAGTAACCTTGCAAGCTTCTCCTTACCAAACCTACTAACAAACTCACCCAATATCTTGAGGGATGTCTCCCTATCGATAGACCCCTCCACAGCAGAACGCACCATTTGTATCAATTGTTTGTCATTTAACTGTTGCGGCATCGTCAAACTGTTCAAACCTCCTTCCCTGAATCCCTTAATGTTTGGGAACGGGGGCTGTTCCTCCTCGTCTTCCTGTCGTTTTTTGAGTAGACGGAGTGACAGTGGATTCAACTGATTGGCATAGCTACGGCCCTTCAAGTCTTTGGATGCTCTTCTCTCTATCTCCTGCGGGATCATTGCCATACCGCCTAGGCCCGCGCCAAGAGCCTGACCGAGTTGCCCTGCATTCATACCGGCGAAAGAAGCATTAGGGAAAGCATTGCCTGCCATATTGCCGTATATACCACCAGTAAAATAAGACCCAATACCTGTCGCCAAGCCCTGTTGCAAGCTACCTGTCTGTAAAAAACCACCAAGGCCAGAGCCAAGCGCGGCTCCGCTTAAAGCGCTGAGGCCTCCAAGCGCACCGGCTGTTCCTAAATAACTACCACCCAAGGCGCCTAACAAAGGTAGCATCAGATACTCCTACTTCTTTCGTCTAATAAAGCCTCGACATTAGCAAACTCTAGTTGCACGTCAAAGCTGGGACACTCTTTACTGGAAAACTCATTATGTCCGTGAACCGTTAGCTCACCATAGGTCTGCCGTAAATCTAAAACAAGATCTAAGAGATTGGATATTTGTTCTTCGGTCCTTGTATCTTTAGCTTTCCCGTTCTCATCAGTGCCACCCACATAGCAGATTCCAATCGAGTCTTTGTTGTGACCTTTAGCGTGTGCACCAGAGCGTTCAACTGGGCGTCCGTCACGAATGGTCCCATCGAGTTCGATAACAAAATGGTAGCCAATGTCTGACCAACCTCTGTCTTTGTGCCACTGCTTGATTTCATCCGCTTTAACGTCTCTACCTTCTGGCGTAGCTGAGCAATGAATTATTATTTTATTGAGTTCTCTCATCAACAATATTCTCTCATCAACTTAGTCATCGGAATCCATGACTGCTCCTTAATTCTACCATTTTCAATGGTGATATCGTACACGCCGTAGCTCCATCCGGTAACAGAGTGCTTGGCATAGTCCTCAACGTGACCATCCGGCATTGAACAGCCAAGATTTATAACAGTGATATAATTATGTCCTAGCTTAGGGAATGTTCGATCAACTCGTTTGTGGGAATGGCCAAACACAACATCATGCAGGCTGTCTCTTGCTATCGAGTTTTCTGAGTTCATACCGCCATAAGGCTTACCCATCTGATTGAGGGGCACATGAGTAAAACCCACGTCACCAATGAAGAAGAATTCACCGAATGGACTATAGCTCCAGCCAAATTCGTCGAGCAATCCATAGACTTCCTCAAACAGGAGTTGAGCGAGTTCGGGATTGTTATTGACGAATCTAGCGATGCGATCTTCATGATTCCCGAGGGTGACATGCTTCGGTACTTTGTGCCACCCGAGGCCGTCCTCAAAACTGAGGAGAGCTTCGGAGAAGCTAGCCAGATCGTCTTTGAAGCTAGGCTTGTCGTGACCTTTGATGGTCCAGTTTGGATCGTGAGTACTCATACTATCCATTGATGTAAAGTCACCAATCTGGACTATTTGATCAACTTGATTCTCACGGGCATATTTACCCATCGCATAGAATCTAGATTTATCTGGTATTTCTGGCCCATCATGGGAGTCACCAATCGCCAACACACGACAATTCACATTGTCGCCTTTAGGTCTTTGATGTATTACGTACCTATGTTTGAGATAAACTGTCTTATACTCCTCATCTGGAGTATCTACGACCTTGATCTCTTCTTTTATATAACCCTCTGTCTTGGCAGTCTCAACCCTGCTTGCAAGAGTTGTCCTTGGGATGCCAATCTCTCTAGCGGCTTCCAAGATCTTACCGTTGTGCTTTTTGTATAATTCAGCGGTCTCCCTAAGAAGCTCGCCCCTTTCACTCTTCACGCAAATACTCCTTTTAATGCGTGGCTACACTTACTCCACCACAGTTATATCCGAATGAGTTTCGACCCAGACTTTAGCGCCACATGAAAGTGGCTTGTCTGGTGAATATACAACCTCACAGGGTCCGTCTACCTTGACCCTGTTGCACTTGATATTTTCCTTAGATGTTTTCACGGTGAGGACAGGAACTGGATCATCAGGATTTTTTTTGTTATGCCTGATGTTATGTTGATTGACATGGATTCTTTTAATCACTGTCCCTCCAAAAAGTGCATGTGCACTTTATTTTTTGAAGATGGAAGATCCGAACTTCAGCCCGAAACTAGCAGTGACCGCAATAAAAAGCAACGTCTGGTAGAAATCAGGCAACGCCTGTAATGTCTCAAATCCTTTATGTACGCGCTCAATAATGTCGGGATCGTCTGTGGCAACAGCCCACATGATTGCAATAATTGGCGCCGATAACACCAGCGTAAACCACTCATCCTTCCATGACGTGGTTGTGGCGCCAGCCATTTTACTTTCCCAGTCAGCATCGTTCTGTATCGTAGCTATCTTTCTTTGCTGTATGGCTTTCTTTTCATCAGCCTTACCCTTAATGAAGTCTTTAGCCAGCTCAATAGCAGGACCTATCAGCATCTGTATCATTGGTTATCATCCTTCTTGATCTTTGCTTGCCAAGCACTCGCGCCGAAGAAACTAGCTACCAAAGCTGAAACTGCGATGAAATAAGTGCCACTGATATTACCAAGAATAGTAGCGGCATTACTAAGGCCAAGAAGATCACAAATAAAAATGCCAGACGGGTAGAGCAACATGCCTGCAAGAGCGAACCAAACCATGACACGAATCTGATCACGTTGTTTATCGTCATCTTCAATACGCCTACGCCTATCCTCAAGCATAAGCTTGCGTTCTTCAGCATCTAAAACACCATCGCCATTCAGATCATACTTGCTAAACTCATTCATACGCCTGTCTTCCTATCATCCGGCACAGGCACACAGGCCATGCCTCTAGGGTCTTCTGCGTCTTGCATCAAGACCATAGCCTCCTCAAAACAGTCCTGAGGATTTTTGAACTCTTTCCTATCTATTATTTGTAGGACGCCCGGTTGTATGGCAATCGTAATAATCCCATAAACCACCCACATGTTAGCGCCCTCTTACTGCCATAATTGCAAGAAGTAGCCAAATTCCCCCAGCCACGGTGAGACAGCCAGCAAGTACAATAGCAGTATAAATAAGTCCGTTCTTAATGGCTTTTCGCTTAGCCAGTCTTTGAGCTTTTTCGCGCTCAAGCTGTTTCTTCCTTAGTGCTTTCCTGTTACGCATGAATGTCTGGTAATCCTGCCATAGGCCCGGCCTACCGGCGTATATGAAAAGCTGTTTTATCTCGTATTCACGTTGTTTGATTTCTTCCAAATGGAAGAATGCGTTCGCATCTCCTGCTTCTGCCTGCTTTTGTATATCCTCATGAGCATCAGCAAGATTAGTAAGGTGCTTCCCCATCTGCCCGACAGAGGTGACGTGCCCCGCGAGTTCTTTGATCCCCCGTATGGCTTGATTCGCAACTTCTATTGCCGCGATTGCCTCGAAGATCATGGCTATCCACGCCTAAACAAACTTCCAAGACCTGTCATTCTTGGTACAGACCCCTGAAGCTCGGCCTGTGGCCTAATAGACATCGGCACGTAAAGGCGTGAGAAAGAACGTAGTCGTTCAGCAGGCCGGAACCCCATCCGTGGATCTGGAGTTCTCCTAAAGAATCCACCTAAACCGCCCATGAACGGATTACCACCATATCCCATCATCGGGTTGCCAAAACCCATCATTGGGTTACTAAACCCAAACATGCCGCCATACGGACTACCGTATCCCATGCCCCCGAATGGACCCCCAAAGCCCATGCCCATCATTGGATTGCGGAACGGATTACGCATAGGCGGTGGGCGGGTAAACCCGAACATGCCGCCATATGGATTTCTTGGGAGTCTTGCGTTGAACATATCCTGCATCTGCTTTGGACTAAGTACCTCGTTCTGGCCCCCAGCCGGAGCAGGCTCAGCATTAATCCTTGCTTGATAGTCTTTGTATGCATTCTCATATGGGCGTATGCGAGAAGACGAACCTATGTAATCAGGGAAAACGTTTGACCTGTACATGTCCTGAGTTTCCATGCCGAAGCCTCGACCTTGATTCCGATCCACTACGGCTTGATACTCAGGAGATTTCGTAAAGTCATCGAACTGATCGCCAAATGTTGGTGGCTTATATTGGAAATCTGTGATTGGATTTGGTGATGGCACATTACCTTTTGATGGCGGTGATGTAACAGGCTGTGCAGGAGTTGCTGGCTGTACCGGCATTGTTGGACCACCTTTTGAATTAGGCCCTGAAACTTTGGGGCCAACATAGCCCGGTGCATACATCATTTCTTAATCCTCAAAAAGTGCACATGCACTTTATTTAAACCACATGTGTTGTGATAACAGTGTAACAAATGCGCCCAGTATGCCGGAGGCTGATATCAAGAACGCAATTGTCCTCCAACCACCTTTCGACTGCTGGACCTGATCTCTCATCCACTTGATATCATCACGAAGCTCTGCCATGTCTCTTTCGAGTGCAGTCAGTCGCGCTGATACTTCGCCAATCTCTCTATCAATATTCGCCATTATGGTGTGCTCACTGTTACAGTACCTATTGTACTAGTTGCAGACACTCCACGAACGCTTGAAAGCGCCAAATCAGATACCCTTACTGTGGTCCCATGCCTATAAAGTGCTCCAGACTCAAGGCCGAAATCATCTGAAGGGAGATCCTTGATAGTGACTGAGCTGAAGCGCCCATCGCCCGGATTCTTCGACTGATTTATCAGCAATGTAAACTGATTCACAAGGTCGGCAAAATACGCTTGATTATATTCGGGTGGAGCTACTGGGAAGAACGGCTTAGCTATTCCTCTATTAGAAGACATTACCGCCTCCCGTCTTTTCTTACATCAACCCGAGTGGTTCCGAGTCTCCAGCCCACGTCTGTTTGATTTGATTCGACACGCAACGCGAATGAGCGCCCTCGCAAGCGAACGTATGCTTGATTGGTCCACGCTTCTATAGGTACTGTCTGTGACCTCACAACAGAGGATGTGTTGGTGTTCGAGTAGTTCGAGCCCGGAAAATTCCTTACCTTCAATGTAAGGTCAACAGTTGGTGTGGATGACGTTGACTCAGGAAATGCTAGATCTGGTATCACTTTCCTGATGAACGCAAAATCATTGCCATCTGAAAGATCGATCTGGCTTGATTCGATGAATGCCGTTATCGCAGACTCTGGTGTTGTTGACCCATCGTTGACGCCGAACTCATGGTAATAGAGAAAGCCATCTAAGCCTGCGGCTATCGGGTATCTGTTGATACCTCGATCAATCCAGTTAGATCTGGCCAGTGTACCGTAATACCACAGCTTATCCTGATAGTTGTACACTACATATCTATCGTTTGCTGTCGAACCCGATGATGGGTAAAACCACCATATCTCACTGTATGCTGAGTTAAGGCCAGTCGTTACCTTCTCCGTCTGCTCGATATTGATATCATTGAACACATACTCTTTGACAGAGCACGGGAGCGTTTGCACTTGGCCGTTGTAAAAGTAAAACTCTCCTTCTCCCATCCAGAAAACTAGATCATCTACTGCCTTGAACGCCTGAGGACTCGTGATAGTGACGTTCTCTGATATAAGGCTCGCGCCAAACGTGAAAGGAGGCCCTTGGAACTGCATGGCATACAATGCCTTATTTGTCCAAACAAGGATCTGCTGTCTTGTTTCGGTCGCGCAAACTATCTTAGACCCACTTCCTAACGGTATAGATCCCGCTGTGTTTTCGACAGCATCTGTCCACAAAAACGGATTGCTCTGATCTGAGAACCTAATCAACATCGGATCTTGGACTCCAGTCGAGGAGCCATCTGCACCGATATCATCGGCACCGAATGCAATCACATGTCTGTCTATATCTGATACAAGTATCTGTGTCGCTACGGTAGGTACGCCTGCGTCTATATCGCCAGATGTGTTATAGGCAATTGAGCCTAAAGTCGCGGCCCTAGAAAATGTTATGCCGCTGGATGTAGATTTATCCCAATAAAATATGCCACCGTCCTTGACGTTAATAATCAGATCTTCCCCGAAGTTATCATGAGACCAGACCCTTAGCTTTGTTGCGGTCGTCACGTCAGCGGATGAACTCCATGTCCCCCTGCCCCAAGTGCCTGCGCCCCACCCAGCGGCGTAAACAGATTCATTCAGACCCGTGTTTATTTGATAAGCGCCTACTGCTGAGGAGCCGCCATTCCCTGTGTCAGAAGAATTAGCAGAGACACTATTAGCAACAATCTGACCATCAACGGTGATACTTTGAATGTCGGTACCTGCCGCTCTGGCTGATATCTTATATTGCGAACCGGAGATTCTTTCGGTGATTTGATATTCTTGATTAAGGACATCTGCTGTAATATTCCCCCCTAAAGATGCCGCGCCTGTAAACGTGACAAAGTCTTCGGCCTCCGCGTTATGAGCGGAGTCTGTGACTGTGATTTCTGAAGATCCATTGGTCGCTGAAAACGTGACATCGCCTGCTGAGGTGGTGGATCTAACGGGCGTGATATCCTTAAACAGCCCACCATCCTCAATGTAATATTTTAGATTTGTGCCGACTCCATTGTAGATAGAGGAGTCAAGAGCTACCCAAGGCTTCAAGCCACGACATGTCCCAAGAAAAGAATTGGATGACAGCTTGGACCACCCCTTAATTTTCTCAGGCAAGCCAGCCCTAAAACGAACTTTATCGCCATCAAACCAGCCGCCCTCATTCGTATAGGATGTTGTCTCCCTTACGATACCGGGCTGGAATTGTAGCTTCGTCAAAGACATTAGGAGCGCCCCTAAATTTCTTCAGGCCAATCGTCTATCGGGGCGTTACCAGTTGGGTTACCGTCAGAGTCAACCGGAGTGTTGTACAAAGCCATAAAAGCATCGTGATCTGCCGCATTAGTAATCGCACTCTCAATAGTATTACTTGCAGTACGAACCGCCGCACGATAGGTGGTCACTTCAGATGGGACAGTGTAGTCAGCAACTTCTGTGGCTTTAACTACGTACCAATCGGTCGGTGCGAGTTTACCTGCCGCCTGTGTCTTAACATCGGTGATAGCTCCTGATTTCAAGCTGTCCAGTGCTTTCGGTGTCCCGTCACCTGTGTAGAAACGACTGTTGTACCGGACAGGATCGTCCACCCACACCATGCCAACGGCAATCTTTTGATCGTTGGTTGTTGCGCCCCACCACTGAGGGGGATACATACGGCCTGTATTGTCTTTCCAAACACGGCCTTCTCGTACTCTAAGACCTGAATAAGTCCACATTATCTTTTACCTCGCATTAGCGTATTTGAAGGGTTGTTGGGCAAATGCCATGTATAAATATAAACTGCCAGAGTTGTTATATGAATTAGACCCAGAATACATAACAAACCCGTTAGATAAAAAATCAGCACGGAGCGTTGTATCAGTGCTTTCCGCATTATTTGCATTAGCGTACAAGCTATCTACAGTGGTAAATGAATTATCAGGAGTTCGTTTGTTGTCGTGAATAATCCAGCTTCCTGTGGTAGAAATGTTTTTTACCATTACCCAAGCAGGTCTAAATCCGGTGTATATAAACGGCCCCGCCGAGGCTGATTCATTACCTGTGTATGTGCCAATCTTACTGAACCCTTCCACGCTCCTGAAAGCGAAACAAATGTTGTCCGTTCCATTAAGGTTGGCTGATCTATTGTAATCCAGTTCAACCCATTGATTAGTCCACTGCGTGTTGGTAGAAGCCGCGTTATTGATTCGTGCGGCATCGGTATTTAACTTTAAAATGTCTCCTCCTCCAGAGCCATTGTCATCAAACGCATTGCCTTGAATAAACCATTCACCATACGTGGAGCCTGTGTCTAATCCCTTGAACCAAAATAGTTCTGGTATTACTGCTGTTCCGTTTTCATCCACTAGCCCATGAGCAAACTTGTTACGAATAGAAGAGCTTCCTGTGCCTTTTCCAGCATAGGTGAAGATACTAACTCCTGTTTTCCCGCCACGAATTCCAGAAGAATCATAATCGCCAATTCCGGTAGCACTAGCATCGTTGGACCAAGATTCAGAAATGTTTGCCCAGCACCAAGCAACGTAGTCCTCGCCATCGGTGTTGACCGTGACATCATTGCCGACCGTAAATCCATTCTTGTTGAAGTCCACAAGAGTGTTTAGCTCCTCGGCTTCATCAGTAGCTTCGTTTGGCTCTAAGGATTTTCGAACACCCCGCAAAGTCGTAAATAGCTTATGGTCATCGGTTGCGTCACGATTTTTAATCCACACCCAATTAGGTGACTCAAGGTTCTGATCTTCAACTGTAACAGTAGTTCCTGAAAGAGCTACGAAACCCGTTGGCGGCGTATAGGTAAACCCTCTTTGGCCAAAATTAACGCTGAAAAATGAATTATTTGTCGTACCTCCTGATCCAACTTGCGGTTGCCACCTTGTCACGCCCGGAATACTATTCAACGGAATAGTCCCCTGACCTGCGTTATTTTTATAGAATTGAACGGTCCCGTTATCCAAGTCTAAAGCAACACCTATTGTGTCTCCGTTAGTGTAAGTAGCGCCATAAGAACTCACAGCAGTATCTATAAGCTTGTTACCGTTGCTTGATCTATAAACGATTGCCTTGTCGCTAAAACTTGCAGGGATAGTATGGTTTGCGTCTGCTACAGCAATATCGATGTTTGCGCCTCCTCCTGCGGCAATAGTGTCTACTTCCCAATAGTATTTGCCTTTTTTAGCTGAAAAAGTTCCTCTAATACCTGCTCTAACGCCTTGATACCTAAGACCGCCTTCGGTGATGACAATACTGGTGGTGATACCCGTCTGATTAGTATCTAATACGCAAAAGTCATTCGTAGGACTATCTGAAACCTGATCCGTAGTCGCCATATTATTTAGCGTGAAATCGTTGGTATTACCGGACGTATCATCGCCCAGTGTAGTTGTGCTTGTAGCGTCTTCAAACTGCAACCGATACCCGCTTGACCCGTAAGTTACAGAAGGCTCAATAGGACTCCAAACACCATTAGCATCAAATGCCCCGAACGAAGTGGCGTTCAGTGCAGTACCGGATACAAAATTCACATCGGCTATGTACCCATCGAATGTATAATCCCCGCTACCGGCATAGTGACCAATGTGATTAGCCCCAGAAGTCGTTGATAAGGTGAACCCTGTGCCCGTGCCAATTTGAATTCCATCTAAATAAAATGTGTATGACCCAGAGGATTGTGAATAGACAAGATGATGCCAAAAGGAATCCTCGATAGCGGGTCCAAAAGCGCTTACACCGGAGCCCGCATAAACATAAAAATTATCTGAAGTCTGGTGTAATGCAATACCGTTACTACCGCTAGACCAAAGGTACATGTACGCACCTGTAATATTAGATCTCTTGAACCACATCGAAACTGTATAAGTAGTGTCGGCAGATCCGGTCGTACCAGAAAGATAGTGATTTGAGCCATCGTCTAGGATTAAAGACTTATCAATAATCCCTGTAACAGCGGGTTGTCTGATGACATCACCAACTTGCAATCCCGTGCCGTTACCTGTGTATGTAAAGGTGTCAAAGTAATCGCGTGATTCTTCACCCTCGTTAGGATCAATAATAGGGTCGGGCATGTTTGTTGTGTTTAGAGCCTCATACCCTGATGGGGGTGTATATATGAAAGCCTGTTGGCCGAAATTCATAAAGTAGCCTACTGCTTGCGCTGTTGAGGAAGAACCTATAAGAGGCGCAAAAGTACCACTTAAACTGCTAAAGGCTTGCCCTTGATCAGCTCCATTTTTGTAAAATTTAAGAGTTCCGGCATCCATGTCTAAAGCAACGCCAATTACATCACCGGCAGTAAATGTGGCTCCGTATGAGGAAACTGTAGAATCATTTACCTTTTGGCCTGTTCCTGCGTAATAGGTATACGAATCTGGGTCATAACCCGGCAGAGCAGTTATCACAACATCTGTTTTAGCGATGCCTACCGACTCTCTGCTTCCCGTACCCGTTATTTCTGCTTCCCAATACCACTTACCGGAAGACACAGCCATAGTAGCTCTACAGCTTCCAAGCCCCGATGCTGAAATAGTTGCGTCAAGATTGCCGTTTGATAATGCTACATCAGAATCTTTGTCCAAAGAATTCAACGTAGCAAAGCTATTAGTCGGGCTGTCCGAAAGCGAGTCCATGTAATCTAGGTTTTCTGGTTGCCAATCGTTGTTGTTGCTCGACTGATCTAGCCAGAAGGCGGCGCTACGGGTGTCTGCAAAGGCGGCGTAGTAGTATGTTGAGGTATTAGTGTTAATACCGGCGTTAGTTCCATTAACAGTAAATCCAGTAGCGGTAAACTCGATTGCGTATGTCGAACTATCAACTTCAGCCGCAGTGAGATCTGGAAATAGTCCTAAAGTTACATCATTTATAACATCTCTGGTGTTATCAAACATGTACCAAGAAGCTGTTGTGTTCTTTTTAATAATAACTAATCCGGGCTTAAATCCAGTCGTTACTGTATTACCTGTAGATCCTGTCCCTGTATAGCTTCCAAACTTTGATACGCCAGTAGTTTCTGTCCAACAGTAGGCAATAATGTCATCACTAGAACCATTCATAACATTTGAACTACCAAGTGTTATTACACTGTTTGATGGATCAGTGTCCTGAAAGTACACAGAATTTGCCGATACAGGTCCGCCAGTACCGTTTAAAGTGGTAATTGTAGTATTGCCAACTGATGTGTGATATACAGCCCAATCGGAAGCATCCGTCCTATTTTTAAAAATCATCCAATCTGGAGCAGACGACAGGCCGTGACCTACCGTGGCGTTAGCGCCCGTACCGGTATAGCTAACAACACTGAACCCAGTGGTATCACTCGCAACAACGGTTGATTGAGTTGTGCCATCAACATTGGTATACCCCTTTGTAGACGGTGTATTGGCCTGACCGCCCATACCAGAATGGCTACTACAATAGTAGTAAAGGGTTGGTGCGCCAGAGGCTACGGTAATTTCTGTGTAAGCACCTGCTGAACCGGGCGTTCCGTTTGTTGTGACACCTGTGGTGTACTCAGATCCGCCGCCGTGCGTCCCGTCAGACGTTGTTGAGAAACGAATTGGGTGACCTGAGTTTGAGCTATCAGCTTGGTCAAAACGGTATGTGCCTCCTTCAGATAGCTCTAAAGTAATTGCACTGGTGCCAAAGTCATCGAAGCGATATTTGTTACCACTATCAGAAACTACCTTGACCACATACGTATTAGACTGTGAGGCTCCACCTGCGTCCCAACACCATGCAACGTAGTTTTTATCATCCTGATTGTTTGCAAGATTAGCGGAACGATAGCTAGTGCTGAATCCATCGTTAATTATATCAA